GTCATGCGTTCGGAATACCAGGACATTAAGTGCTTCCCTCATTGGATTTGGCCTTTCGGATCGCATCCTCAAGCTTTGCGGTTGCCATCAGCGCTGGGCGAAGTTCAGGCGGCGCGGTGTCGTAATTGATGCTGTGGCGTCCAGCGAGGCGCGGCAGCATGGAACGGGGGATCAGCTCCCAATTCTTGTGATTGGTGTTTTGCCTGTTTCCATCGAGACATTTGAGCGCGTGGCCCGCTGGGATAGGCCCGTTCACGGCTTCCCAGTTGATGATGTGAACCATCCTCCAGCGGCGTTGCAGTGGCATGTCATCATTGACCTTGCGCTGCAGGTATCCGCCTTTTGCGACGCGTTCTGTCCCGATCGGCTTGTAGAGTTTCGCAGCGCGGCCGCCGCGAGTGCCCTTCTTGAACCAACCCTTTTCGCAACCTGGCGTGATGTAGCCCTTGCGGCCCTTATTGAACGGGGTCTGCCCCTTTTCGAAGCAGCCGGTGCGCCCTGTGTTCCACCCCTTACGGGTGCAGAGCGCCTTGATCTGGTCAAGCGTCACATCAGGCCGATTAAAGTGCACGTCAAAACGTGCCAGCAGTTCGCGACGCGGCAGCGCGCAGTTCGCCTTGATCCAGTCCAGCTCAGCTGCGCTGTATTTGATCGCCCGCCCCTTCACGCGTCGCTGTCCTTCTGCTTGGACGCACCGATCTGAGGCAGATGCGGCAGCACCTGATTACCATGTGTGGCATAAAGCTTGGCGGCACTGATCTGGAGCGCGGCAATCCTGGTGACCTGATCAGACAGATCCACGACGGCGTTGCTACGCTTGATCTCCTGTTCAATCTGTTCAGCCGATTGATCGCTGTTGGTGACCCGATCGAGTTGATCAAAGATCGCGGCCGTCAGGTCGGCGAGGCTTTTTGACATATGCGAGCACTCCCGCCCCGGCGCTGGGCCGGGGCTTTGCTGGTAGTTGATCAGTCGATTTCAGGGATCCACGCTTCAATGCGAGCGAGGGCGGTGTCGGACATCAGGCGATAAGCTTTGCGCGCGCCGTCAGGGTCGAACAGCATGTGCAGCACCCGCGCCTTCTCGCCCTTCTTCATCTTGGCAAACTCGCGCGCATCGGCGTGCTGGGCGTCAAGGTTGAAGATCTGGAAATAGATGCTGTCGAGATAGGACGATGGTGCGCGACTAAAGAACCCGTCTTTGGTCGGCCGCCAGATCGCACGAATATCAGGCTCTGCCTGTTCAAACAGATCGGCCCATTCAGGTTCGATACGCCCAAAACCAAAACCGTAGATAATGGCGCGCACGAGGCGGTTGATTATGATCTCTTCGCATTCTTCGGAATGTATGCTGATGGCATGTTTCAGATCACTGATTTCAGGAACCTGTTGCAAAGCATCAGGCATATGGAAACCATCAACCGCGGTTGGTGCATTGGTCTGGTCACGAATGATCAGCTCCAATGGCCGCAATGTCCCGCCACTGGAAAGCCCATAGGCCAGAACAGACAGCGCCAGAACGGGGTTCTTCAGTAGTGCGGCCTGTAGCGCCGCAAGTCGTACTGCGCGCAGATCGGCCAGCAGTGCAGCTGACAGCGCTGCAGGATCATCGCCCGAAGGTTCTTTGACTGTACCGTCAGCCGCCTTGGGGCGATCGTCGGCAATGACACCCGCCTCGATCGCGGCGGACTTGTCCTCTGCGCGCACCATGGCCCGATGTGACACCTGGACCTTCCCGTCACCATCGATGCAGAAGTAAACACCCGCGACCTTACGATCGTCCGCGGGAATGTCGTCGGCCGAGCTGTAGATGACCGTTTTGCCGCGCTCCAGCTCCCAACTGGCGAGATATGTGCCTTCAACAAACTCTGCCCATTTCCAGCCTGAAGCAATCAGTTCGTCCCTCACTGCATCGACGCGCGCGGAAAAGAGTTCGTCCAGCAGTGTTTCATCCTCAATCGTCACGTCCTCGGAAAACAGGTCCGTGCTGACAGCCCCGCCCGCGTAGCGATAGGTATCAAGCCCCACGAACCGGACGCTCCGTTCAGTCGAGCGCACACGGCCGGACAGGATCGAGTTGCGCAGGCGGTCGGCTGAGACGTCACCGCGCTCCAGCGCCATATCCAGAGTTTCGGTTTGCTGGCTTTCTGTCTGGCAGAGCGTCAACGCGCCAGCCTGGCTGATGTTGATCTTGCCCTCACGCAATGCCGTGATCGCCGCATCGCTGAGCGTGGCCAGTTTTAGCCGGCGCGCCACGTGGTTTTCAGAAACACCAAACGCGGCGGCGATTGTCGGGACACGAATGCCCCTTTGTGCCATTTCAGAATATGCCGCAACTTCGTCGGCCGGATTCAGATCGGTGCGTGCCGTGTTTTCAGCCATGGCCCATGCGCGCGCCTGATACTCGTCATCCGTGACCAGAACCGGCACAGTGTCGGGGGCCTTGCCCGCTTCCAGCAGCTTGCTCAGTGCGCGCAGACGCCGTCCGCCAGCAACAATCATCACGTTCTCACCAACGCGCAGGCCTGACAGGTTCTGAAGCAAGCCGCAGGCTTCAATAGATTGCGCCAACGCATCGATGTTCTCGGGTTCAACCGCCTTGCGCGGGTTGATGTCGGACACGGCCAGCTGGTGTATCGGGATCTGCATGAGTTCGGGCATAATCAAACTTTCAGAATTTCATTATTTCAGGGATGCTGGCCGCATCGGCGATGGCGGACAGGATGACATTGGCGGCGATGACAACGATCAGCAGCGCGAAAGCAGCCCAGAGGATTGCCCATGCCGCGCGGCGGATTACACGCTCGCACCAGTCGCGCCGGATCTGCCGAGTGTTGAGATCAACCCACGCGGAGTCGTAATCGTGTTTCATTGCTGGTGTTCCTCCAGCGAAGCATCCGTCGGGGCTTTGTGCCCCGCACCACACCGGGCGCGCTCACCTTTCAACACGTCCCATGCCAGGCGTCGCAGGAACGGGCTGTGCGTTGGGGTCGGATTGGCGATCAGCGCGCGGGCGCTTTGCAAGGTCATACCAGCCTGCCGGGCCGCAAGAATTCGGGATGCCATGGCGATTCCTTCCTGTTGGATATCGCCAGCATAATGGGTAAATTTACCCCGTCAACAAAAAAGAGTAAATTTACCCCCTCGATCAAGCGCTGACGGGAGAATCGTTCAGCCCATCACGCGAACAGAAGTTCCTGCACAGCAAAAATACTCGAGTGCCATTTTTCGCAAAAGATAAAAGCAGGCCCCTGCAAAGTGATCGAATACTTCAAAAAAGCTTGATTTGTCGCCGCCACAAGGCAAGCCTTGCACAAAGGCAAATCTTCGTCTGAAAATAATTGCTGGGGGGAATTTCCAAAATGTCAGATGTCATAAACATCGTGGTGCTAATTATCATGCTAATCGGCACGGTGGGGTTCATTCGCGCTGTTTATGGGCTTTTCGCATGGAAAGGACGCCGGAAGATTGCATTCGTGCAAGTGGCCGGCATCCCAATCGCTACGCTTCTACTGATGCTGATAGTATTAGGCGGCAGTGAACAAATTGCCGCGAATAGCGCACAAGATACAATCGAAGCGGACGAAGACCAGACAACAGAAATTGTCGAAACCCAACCAGAAGAAGATCCATTTATACAACTTGGTCAGTGGTGCTATCAGGAACGCATGAACGAGATGTTCGACCGCGTCATTACGATAGTTGAATATCCGGATGGTAGCTTTTTCACAGTAGCTGCATTTAGAGGGGCCGCAAGCACCGTGGATTTCAGAAATGCCGGGCAGGAATTGAGACCACGAGACGATGGAGGATTTACGCTGGTGGATCGCTTCGGCGAATTCTACACCCTGTCAGACGATCTGGAACAACTTCAAATCCATGATGAGGATGGCTTGATTGGCACAGCAGTGGCACATGTTGATGGCAGCACATGTTATAGGCCCGAGGGAACGGCCCAAGAAGAGCTGCGCGCGGAGCAAGAAGCCAATGCTTGCAGGAATGATGTTGTTTGCTGGGCGGACAAGCACAGTGCTGCAGCAAGCATACGTTGCGAGCCGCTTATCGAACGGTCTGCAAATTTTACAATGGAGTGGACCGATCGTTGGCTTGAAAGGAAATTTTCGCATATGCGCTGGCAGGATAGGGAAGCCGGCGTCATAACTTTCATCGGCGATAGGGCGCGCTTTCAGAACGGATTTGGTGCATGGCAGAACGTCATCTACGAATGTTATTACGACACCGAAAATGATGTTGTGCTTGATATTGACGTCCGGCCCGGGCGCCTCAACTGAACGCACGTCCGAGTAGCTCTCGCTTCCCTTGATTGAGCCCCACCCGGACTGCTGGGCAGATCAGTCAATAAAACCGTGCTGCCGAGCTGTTCCCTCGATCGCGCGACAATGCGCGCGCCTGGCGCTTTCGGAATGACTATCCAGCATCATTTCCGACATAGCAATAAAGCCTGTTAGGTCACCGGCAAACCCCATGTCACTGTGATCAACATTCGAATCTACATAGGCATCAATCGCGTCGAGATTGTAATTCAGACCACACAAGTCCTCACTTGCAAGCAGGCTACCCAAGTTTTCAGCAACCTCCAGATTCTGCATATTGAAGGAATGTGCTGGAAAGGCGATCAGGAGTATGACCGTGGCAGACAAAGTACATTTTCTCATTTTGAAAACCTCCATTTCAAAACTTTTTCACAAACTCCGCTGGCATATGAAATCGAACACGCGCTGCCCATTGGATTGGAGCGTTCCAGACATTCTGCGCAGATATGTTCAGTGATATCAGGTGAAAGCGGCCTTCTTCGCTACCGCGCTGCACTTGCTTGACCCAAACTCGACCGTCAATATCGGCCACAACACATTTTTTCCCAATATCTTCGGCCAGGATGCCGCTCTGGATGCTGCGAGTATAAAACAGGATATCGCCTTCAGAATATACTGGTTCCATGCTGTCGCCCACAACCTCGACCGCGACCACGCCAGTCGGTTGTATCTGAGGGGGGCAGGTTACATGAAAGAGCCCCTCGCCCTTGGCGTAAGCGTCAACCAGATCTACTGACGCCCCTGCCCCTACACGACCTGCCACAGCAATTTTCGGATCATCGCCGCCAAGATTTCCATTGTAGAAATCCTCCAGCGACACGCCAAAAGCGGCTGCGACTCGCATCGCATCGTCAACGTTCGTGGTGCGAGATTTTCCCTGGCGAAGATTTCTCAACTTGTCGTAAGTGATCCCAGCATGTCGCGCAATATCAGCGGGCGTTCTGCCCGTCTTGTTTATCGCAGTATCGAGCGCTTCTCGGAACGTTACCATCATGGGTCAAATTTACCCATGCTGACACTGATACGCATCGGGTATATTTGCTCTTGCAAATTGGGGTAAATATACTCCATAGTGGGCGTCATGGAAAAATTCATCGCCGAAATCGAATCCTACACGCTCGCGGTGGGAATTACCCCTCAAAGGCTCTTGCGCGATGCACTGAAAGCAAGCTGGGGCCTGTGGGACGATTGGAAGTCGGGCAAATCCAGCCCAACGATGCGCAATGCCGATCGGCTGCGTGAATACATGGCGGAAAATCCTCCGCCTGCAGCTGAAGGCTCGGGGCCTGATCAAAAAGAGGATGCCGCGTGATGTCATGTCTGCCTCCGCATAAATCATGTGGTGACCCTGCCACGGCGCTGGGCGGAAGGTCTTCTGGAACTGGGTCCGGAAAACCCTCGCGAAAACTTTCCGAGCGACAGCTGGCCCGCAGCCTGCGCACGACATTCCGCGATGATTGGCGGGCATTTCTGCGCAGCGAGTTCGAAGACCCTATTGATGTGGCGCATAACTTTGCCTGCGATCCAGACACTGCAAACAACTGGTGGGAAGGATTTAACAGTCCGCAAGGGGCCTTTGTTCGGCTTGCCTTCCTGAAGTGGCCAGAGCGGGCCGCTGTGCATTTGCTGAAAGGTATAGCGAGCTGATGCGACTCATGAAGGCAGTATTTCGCAAGGAAGTCATGGCTGCAATCTGGGTCAGAGCATTCGGCGGCTGGTGGGCAGAGTGCGCTGTTCGCCGTCTGAAGCGCGCATCACAGGTAAGTTCCGATCGTGATGGGAAGTCATCATGAGGCCGATTTCCCATCAGCGTTCGCATGTCGCGGTAGAGCAGCGGTTAGCTCACCTGGTTCATACCCAGGAGGTCGCAGGTTCGAATCCTGCCCGCGCAACCAGAATCCGCGCGCGGCGGCAGAACCGCGTAACCTCCCCGTTGGAACTCTCCCGGCTGGTGCCACTTTTCGCCAGTCGGGAGGCTTGTTCCTCACGGAATCCAAAATCCCAAGCGAAAGAACCAGTCGCGATCCCGTCCTATCGGGCACAGAGGCTACGGACGGGCGGTTCGAGTAGGCGACCTGCATCGCGGTTTGCAGGCTGTAGGCGTCTGGCAGATACGGCGTCAGAGGTGACGAGCCGCAGCGGGTGGAAGCCCCGCACCTTGCCGCTTTCTGGCCGAAGCGGGGAATCCCGTTTCGCCCAGAGCGCGGCGGCGTGGAAAGCGGACACGCAGAAGTGGGGCCACGCGGGTCGTGGGTGGCTTGATCCCGCAAGGCTAGGTGAGCGCAAAAATGCGTTGAACAGCTTGGCGACAAAGGATCGGAGGAACGGACCCAGCTGGAGTAGCGACCAGCCCGCGCTCTACCAATGCAAGGCCCTGACTGCTCGGGCCATGCCTCGACTGGGCGGGGGCGTGACCCCCGCCGCTTTTTTGGGGCGAGTTGCATGAAGGCGGTGCGTGTCATCAACCTTCCGCGCAGCGAAGATCTGCGCCAACTGGAGATGCTGCAACTTAATCAGGCGGGATGGAGCTATGCGCAGATCGGCGCGCGGTTTGGAGAGCCGCGCCATGTTTTTCGCGACTTCCTTAAGCGCATGCGCCGCGATGACATGGCGGAACCTGACCCCAACGCGACACCTGAAGACTACAAGAGGGCCTATCCATGATGGTGCACCATGTGCCGATGACGCCTGCCCAGCAGGCCGTCAAGCTGCAGCAAATCAAAGTCCTGACGCTGCCTGAGATTGAAGGTTGGCGCGAAGGGCTTGCGCTGCGGCAACCATTCCCTGGCGAGATGGAAGCGCTGATCCTGCGGGAAAAGGAGCTGCGCCGTGCTCGATGACCATGCACAGCAATACCTTGCAGCTGGCGTTCGCGGGGCTTCGGCTAAGTCCATCGCAGCGCATCTGGGCGGGTTTGGCGAACAGACCGGAGACTACCCGCATGATGCGGATGATTTCGCGCGCTGCGAGGCGCTGCTGGACGCTGTTCCGGAATTCCGTGCGCGGCTGTCAGAGATGGCCGAGGTCAATACCTATTGGCATGCGCTTTCTATGGTCTGGGACGGATTGCGCAACAGCGCACCAGACGCGCGTTCTGTTGCCATGCGCCAGATCATCAAGCCGATAGAGGCGCTCGACCCGCGATGTGTGGACATGGGGCGCGCGACCTTGCGCTTCGGCGCAATCAAATTTTCGCATCAGGATTACATCGCCGCGCTCGCGGCAAAGGGGGGCCGCGTGCCGATGAAGGAAACGCCGGAAGATCAGGCCGTGCGCGATCAGGCCTACAATGTCACCGCTGACGAGCTGCGCCAGTTTATCGAACGCTATGAGCATCTGGACGCTGAAAAGAAGGACATCACCGATCAGCAGAAGGAAGTCATGGCCGAGGCCAAAGGGCGTGGCTACGACACCAAGGTTTTGCGCAAGATCATCGCCCTGCGGAAACGCAAACCGGACGACATCGCAGAAGAAGAGGCCGTGCTGGATCTCTACAAGGCTGCCCTGGGGATGGTCTGATGGCTATGGAATGGGGCCCATGGATAACCTGCGACGGCACAGGATGCCCGGAACCGGTTGGCGTGTGGATGCGCCTTGTGTGCGAAATACACGGCGAGTTGCGTGAGGGAGAAGGCCGGCTGTCGGAGGCGGATCGTTCGTCACCCTGCTGGTATTGGCGGCACGGGTCCAAGGCGCTGCGTTATCAGCTGCGCAAGCCCCCTGCCCTGACCCGCCTCCAACAGATGATCGCCGACGTGCCCGAGGAGGTGGACGCATGAGCGAGATTCCCAAGCGCGGGCATCCTGAGGCCGATATTCAGCGCGACGTCGTGCAAGCGCTGCGCGCTGCACTGCCCTTCGGGTCAATCGTGCATGCCAGCAATAACGAGATCAGGGGCAGCAGCGACTGGGCTAAGCGCCAGCAGGCCCTGATGAAGTCGATGGGACAGTATCCGGGGTTTTCCGACCTGATTGTTCTCAGTGGCGGTCGTGTGCTGTTCATCGAGATCAAGACCAAGACCGGCAGTATGAGCCAGGTCCAGCGCCATTTTCGCGCCAGTGTCGAAAGTCAGGGCCATTGCTTCGCGATCGTGTGCAGCATTGACGATGCTCTGGCGGCGCTGCGCGAGTTCAACTTCAAGACGAGGGTGGTGGGATGACGAAACGTCGAAAGTTGCCGCCCAGACGGCCGTCAGTCACGCGGGACGTGGTCTGGCAGCGTGTCATGGGGGCGCACATGTTTTCGGTGACGATCGGGTTCGATCCTCGCAGCGGCGCGGTAAGCGAGGTTTTCGCGAGTGGAGCGCGCGGGTCAGACATGGAGTCCACCATTTCAGACGCCTGCGTGATGCTCAGCCATGCGCTGCAATGTGGCGCAGATGCACATGCAATATCATTGTCGATGCTGAAGATATCGGACCCGTCATCTGGCGGAGAACTGCATCATCACGCGTCAGTGCTGGGCGCCATTGTCGAATGCGTGGCTGAGGTGGACTTAATGACCGGGGTGCAGCATGAGCATTGACGCAGTAGCCTGGGCGTTCACCGTGCCCGATCTGAAGACCAGCGAGAAAATCGCGCTCGTGGGGCTTGCCAATTTTGCTGATGAGTTTGGCGTTTGCTATCCACGGCAGGAAACGCTGAGCGAGATGTGTTCGGTTGCAGATCGAACATTGAGGAACGCGCTTACAGAACTTGAGCGGAGACAGATAATCGGACGTCTGGATCGTCGTCGTGCGGACGGTTCCCGCCGGTCGGATGTTTATCTTCTTGTCGCCTATAGCCGCCGAAAAACCATCACCGAGACCACAGATCATGCGGTGCTATCGACGCAAGATATTGTAGAGATGCGGAAGCGGTGGGATACCAAGTGGCAAGATTTGCCGGTTGATGATCCTGATTTGTTCGCGTCCGAACAACCGGCAGATTCTGCCAAACCAACCGGCAAATCTTGCCAAACCAACCGGCAAATCCGGCCAGATCAACCGGCAGAATTTGCCGGTATATATAGCATAGAACCGTCAAAGGGAATCGACGAAGAAGCGCGCGCAAGCGCGTCTTCATTCTCAGAATTTGTTTTGGAAATATGTGAAGCCGTTGGTCATCCGGAACTGATAGAACGATCATTTTGGAAGCTTGAAGCGGAGAACGGTTTTTTCATCACCGCATGGCGCGGCCTTGGCCTATCAGACGAAGCTATTCTCGAAGCTGCACGATCGCATGCATCGGACATGCCAGAGCCACCAAATGGGCCGAAGGGTTTGCAGCGGGCGATGGAACGCAAAGCGAAACCCACAGCCAGCACCAAAACATCAGCGCGCGGCCGGCGCACTGTCACCGAGCGAAAGTATACTCCGCTGCAGGAGCGCGTCGCGTATTTTTCGAAGCTACTCGCATCGGGGCGATACGTCGCCCCGACTACAATAACCTCAACGATGCGTGCGGCGCTGATCTCTGGCGGGCACGTCACGGAAGAAGAACTTCGCCGGAGGGGCCTCTGATGGCAAAGGTATGGCCACAAGTAACGATCACGGACGCCAATCGTTCGGAGTGTCCCCGCGGCGCTCAATCAGAGACCTCGAAGGTCGTGCCTCGTGTAGACGCGTCCAACGCCCCTTACGGCCTGACAGATGACGATCGTATAGCACTCAGCGCGACTGGAGGGCGATATCGGGATCTTAGGGAATGGGCAGAACAGCGAGGCTTGACGGTCACGCAAGCACAGCAACGCTGGCACGCGCTGAGAGTGCCTTGTGCCAAGGGGCGCCCGTTATGACCCGCTCCAGACTTGCACAGCAGCTCCGTGTACTCCTCGATGCACAGAGTGCGCGCATCGTTGTGATCGAACTGGATGTTTCTGCCGCGCGCGAACTGGTCCGCGATCTGGATATGGCAGATTATACCCGCGGGGCATCCACGCAATATCGCACCGCGCGCGTCATGGGGGAGTGCTAATGTCACTTCCTGAGGGTCCATTTGATATCATCTATGCAGATCCCGCATGGCGCTTCGCATCGAACTCCGAGGCCCGACCAGGCCGAAACCCGCGAAGGCATTACCCGACTATGACATTGGATCAGCTTGCGCGGCTGCCGGTCAGCTCAATTGCCGCGCAGTCGGCCTTGCTGCTAATGTGGGTGACCGTCCCGTTTGCACATCGCGGCGAAGACGTGATGCGGGCATGGGGGTTTGAATACAAATCACAGGTGGTGTGGATCAAGGACAGAATCGGGACAGGCTACTGGGCGCGGAATCGCCATGAACCTCTACTGATAGGCACCCGCGGCCGCTTCCCCTGCCCCAAGCCGGTTCTATTCCCCGACAGCGTGATTTTTGGCCAGCAGCGCGAGCACTCGCGCAAGCCTGATCAGGTCATCGAGACACTGGATGCCCGTTTCCCGCATATGCGTAAGCTGGAGCTTTTTGCTCGTCAAAAGCGCCGCGGCTGGTCGGTATGGGGAAATGAGACCGAGAAGTTTGCGGAAAAGCAGGGAGGGGCCAAGGAATGAAACAGCCGACAGATCAAGAGAAGATCGACCTTTATGCAGATGCATTGATCATCTCGCTCCATGATGTCGCAAGCCGGATTGGGGAGCCAGACATACATGCTGCAATTTCAGCCCTCACATATGCGCAGGGATATCTGATCGCAAAGATACCGGCTGAGCACCGCAGACAGATTTACGGTGAATGTGGCGCGGCCCTTCGCCGCCAGACTGCCGAATTTGCGAAGGAGTGCGTAAACCAAGACCGCCCAGCGCGGCCGCAGGCAGCAGAGGACAAAAAATGATAAAACCAGATACATATGCACGGGTGTGGCGCCTGGGTGAAGAAGTCGTCGGTCTGTATGCACATGGCAATGCGGCGATTGATGATCGCGCAGTCATGTGGGCGCTCTTGTGTCACGCTACGCGAGTGAGCCGCAGATCATACAAGGGCCCGCCACGCTCTGGCTATCCATCAGCGGCGCTGGGCGCGGCAATGATAGCAGATGATGTCTCGGCATGGCATCAGGTCGCAGGCTATCTGCGCGGCGAGCTGAGTGAGAAGGAGGTGGCACAGACACGCCCGCCCGCGCCCAGCGCGATCGAGATCACCGCCTGCGAGCTGGTGCTGAAACTGTACCATGAGCATGCCCTTCGCGCCGCCGGCGACTGGAAACGGATGCGCGCGGCGATCTATATGCGCGCCTGTGGATCGCCTCCCCGCGCGGTGGTTGCCGCAACAGGTTTGAACCGGCACAGGCTACGTCACGCGCAAGACGCAGCTATGGGCGACATGTTGGAAGCATGGCGTCGGTTAACACCAGACTTGCGCAAATGCGCAAAATCTGGCAGTTATCACGATATGATGGGATGAATTTGTCTTGTCACTTCCCCCACCAACTTCCAACGCCTGCCGCCTCGATGCTTTTCGAGCCTTCAATGCTGTCCGCTTTCCACGCGTGAAGCACGCATTCGGCACCCAGGTTGCCCACAAAAGTCTGTGACAAAAATTCGAAAGAAGGGAATTCGGCATATGGGGCAAGTTCAAAGGATGAAGCGCATAAGACGCGAGCGAATGGGAGCTGCGCCCAGGAAGGTTTTGCCACGGGTGTCACATTGGGTCTTAGTCAGCTTTGCTGTTTCTGACGCTCAACGAAACCTTACCCGTTCCCTTGAGAACATGGGGAAATCGATACGTGCCGCAATGGATGTCCCGCATCAATACCTTTGATGCGAAGTAGATTGTAACGACCACGCTGACGGGAGCATCACCTATGAGCGTCTCTGTAGAATATGGCGATGATGTTGCACGCCAGTTTGCAAACCAGATTGGTGCTATTGGACAAGGCCGCGCCAGACCCGCACTTGGCCGCGCCGTCAATCGTGTAACGACGATGGCCCGCACCCGCGTAATCAGGCAGGTCGCAGTACAAAGTTCGATCCCAAGAAAAATCCTTAACAGGGCGATAAAGCGTCGCGGCGCAAACTTCCGTGGTGCATCGCCGATACAAGGTGTCATCTATGCATCAGGCAAGCCGATCTCTCTGAAGCACTTCAACCCCCGTCAGATGTCATACGGTGTCAGGGTCAAAATATACGGGAAGATGCAAAGGCTCGAAGGCACATTCATGGGACCTCGCCCAGGCGTTATAGCTCCGGCACTGCACGGACAGGTCTGGCAGAGAACATCAGCAGCGCGCCTGCCGATTGAAATGCACTACGGCCCTTCCATTCCCGCCGAGATGGTGAAAGGCGAGAGTGCCCGCGCCTTCGAGAGCGTCATAGCCTCACATCTGCCCACGCGCGTCAGACACGAGCTTGGCAGGTTACTGCCCGGCTGAACCAATGCAGCCCCACCCCCACCCCCCTATTTAGGGGCCGCTCTGGGGCACGGTTTTACGCGGTGCAGCATTGCCCCGAAATTTTCGCGTTTTTTTCGATTTGAAAATTCCATTTTGTTTTCTTTTCCAGCCACACCAGGAGGGCGCTGAGCCATGGCAAAACGAACAACAGTGTCAGTGCAGCTTTTGCCGGCCGACGAACTGACGCCAGCACACAACAACGCTCGGAAGCACAGCTCAGAACAGGTCGCGCAGATAAGGGCTTCGATTGAGGAATTCGGATTTACCAAGCCCATTCTGGTAGACGGCAACGAGATCGTGGCAGGTCACGGCGCGACCCTTGCGGTGCGAGACATCTATGCAGATGGAAAGACAATCCGGCTTCCAGGCGGACAGGCACTTCCAGTCGGAACCGTACCCGTCATTTCTTGCACTGGCTGGAGCAATGCTCAGCGCCGTGCGTACGTTATTGCCGACAACGCCATTGCTGAAAATTCCGAATGGGACGAAGTTCTGCGAGGCGTCGAACTGAACTTTCTGAATGAGGAGGGCTTCGATCTTTCCTTGACTGGCCTCGATGCGAAGGCAATCGAAGCTGCGCTAAAGGGGCTGGTCAAACCCAAGAATGAAACGGTTCGAGGATCAGTTTCCTCATCTACAGTAAATCTGACGTTTGCAGTTGTGCCAACCGAGCGAGACGCAATTGTGGAATGGCTGGCGTCTGAAAAGAAAACACGCGGGCTTCCTACCGCAGCTGCTGCGCTCGCAGCATTGGCGCGAGAAAACATCGTAAATGGCTAACGCGAAGGCATCAACGGGCAGCAGCACGACAGAGATACCGATCGGACAAGCCGCGAGGCTTCTGATGATCACGCAGCAACGTATCCGGCAGCTCCAGAAGGACGGGTATATCCCGAAAGGGACCCGCGGGAACGTTGGCCTGATTGTTGCCGTGCAAGGTTACATCCAGTTTCTCAAGGATGAGGAGCGCCGGACAAGTAAGTCCGCTGCCGAAAGTCGCGTTCGGGAAGCGCGTGCAAAAGAGATCGAGTTGCGAAATGCCGTGCACCTCCGTGAATTGGTTCCGATCGAGGACGCGCAGGCGGCACTCGACCTGGTTGTAGGCAAGGTCGGAGAAGAGCTGGGAGGGCTAGCGGCCCGGGTGACGCGCGACATGGAGCTGCGCCGGAAAATTGAGGCGGAAATACATGGGGCGCAAAAAAGGATCGCGGAAGGCCTCGGAGCATCTGCCAATTTTATTGAGAAGGGCGGCGAGCTTCCTAACGCCAACGCCGTTAACGAACCCTGACGAGTGGGCGGCTGCAAACCGCCGGTATCCTGCAAGTGCGGGCATACCAGGACCCCGCGACCCCTACCTGACCGGCTATATGGTCCCGTTTGTGCGGGCAGTACATGGAGGGCAATATCGAAGAGCAGTCGCGGTAACAGCATCGCAGTCCGGGAAAACAGATAGTCTACTCGACATCATGGGCGCGCGACTGGATCAGCGCCCGGCGCCTATCCTCTATGTGGGCCCGTCGCGGGACTTTGTAACGGATCAGTTTGAACCGCGCTTTATGTCGCTTCTGGATGAAGCCAAAACACTGGCAAACAAAGTCGTCCGCGGGCGCCGGATGAAGAAGACCCTCAAGGTTGTTGCGGGCGTCCGCGTCCGGCTCGGCTCTGCCGGCTCATCAACCTCATTGAAATCTGACCCCTTCGCATTGGGCATTGTGGATGAATACGACGAAATGGTCGCAAACATCAGAGGACAAGGGGACCCGCTCGGACTGGTCGAAGCACGTGGGGAAACCTATGCCGACTTCGTTACGGCAGTTGTGTCGACCTGTTCACAGGGGATCGCGGAAACCGAAGTCGATACGGTAAACGGGCTGGAATTCTGGAAAATCGGGGATCCTGCTCAAATACCGTCACCTATCTGGCGCTTGTTCCAGCAGGGAACACGCCATCATTTTGCCTGGCCCTGCCCGGAATGTGACGATTACTTCATCCCGAGATTCGGGCATCTGAAATGGCCGAAAGGGGCAACGCCGGCGCAAGCGAAGCGAGAGGCTTATCTTTGCTGTCCCAGCTGTGGGAGCGTGATTAATGACCACAAGAAGGCGGAAATGATCGCGCGCGGCGTGATGATTGCGCCGGGGCAAACGATAGAGGACGCGCTTGCCGACCGGAACGTGCCGGAAAATAGCACATGGTCAAGCTGGACGTCGGGTCTTTGCTCGCCATTCGTCACATTCGGGGAGCGCGCCGAGCGCTACCTAAACGCCTATCTGTCCGGGGAGGAGGACAAGGTCCAGACGGTCATGAATGCCGGGTTTGGCGAGCTATACACTGCCGGGTCAGGCGGCGAGCTTCCGCAATGGCAGGCGGTTCTGAACAACCGGATCGGCTATGCCCGCAAACCAGAGGAGGCACCAGCAGGCGTCTTGCGCGTTGTCTCCGGCGTGGACGTTCAGAAGCGTTCGCTCATCTACACGATCCGCGGATTTGGTGCGCGGGGCACATCATGGCTGCTTGATCATGGGTATCTCTACGGGGAAACCAGCGAACCACAGGTCTGGGAAGATCTGTCGCTGCTGATGACTTCTCCTATTTCGGGCCTGATCATTGAGCGGGTCTTTATCGACTCGGGGTTCCGGCCTGACAAGAACGAGGCGGGCGACGAGCATAAGGTCTATGAGTGGGCGCATCGCTATGACTACATGGCCTTCCCTACCAAAGGGCGAGACACCCTTGGTGGCCGGCCGTATTCGGTCAGCAAGATCGAGGTTCGCCCGGATGGCACAAAACTGCCGTGGTCGATCAACCTCGTCCACATCAACACCGACTTTTTCAAGTCGCTTGTTCATTCGCGGCTGAAAACCCCGCTTGATCAACCAGGGGCGTTCTTTGTCCACAACGAAGCCGATGAGGATTATGCCCGACAGCTTGTGTCAGAGGCGCGCGTCATCGGCAGCAAGCTAAAGCCGGAATGGATTAAGCGGCAACGCGACAACCATTTCCTTGATGCGGAAGCTTTGGCCGCCGCCGCTGCTTATTCGCTCAACGTGCAAGCCATACCGGAAGGTGTCGAGCGTGGTTATGCGCGCAACGAGAACAGCGAAAACGACAATGAGGGGGCCGATCGGCCCGCGCGCCAACCTAAGCAACAGTCAATACGAGACCGCTTCCGCAACATGGGAGCGCGCTCGCGGAGGTAGACGGGCATGAACGCTCTGACAAAAGTTAGCCGGTTCCTCGGGATGAAAGGCCCAAGCGCGCCGCTGCCCGCGGTCGGCGGAGGTGGGGTAATGGCTCCGAAGCCCCGGTCAGCTTACATGCAGGACGGCCGGGGAACGGTGTTTTCGCGCTGGATCCCGAGCCTTCGGACCGCGCAAGATGATGTTGCCGTTTCATGGCATCATGCTACAGCGCGCACGGTCGATCTCGCCCACAACTCCGGCTGGATTGCCGGGATGATCGATCAGGCGACAGCAAACACCGTCGGCCTCGGTTTGCGCCTTCGCGCCATGCCAGAGAATGATCTGATCGGCATGTCAGAGGAAGATGCACAGGAATGGCGCAAGCTGGTCGAAGCTCGCTGGGAGCTTTGGGCCGAGAATCCGCTCGAATGTGATGTCGAGGGCATACGCACAATTGCGCAGATGCAGGAATCAGCGTTCAAGCACTGGATCGCTACGGGCGAGATACTCGCCGAGCTTGTGTGGCGCGATCGTCCACAAAGCGTGACTGGAACAAAGGTTCGTCTCCTGTCAGCAACCCGCATTGTTAACCGGACCGAGAAGCACCGCCGCCTTTACGGCGGCGTCAGGGTAAGCGCAGACGGCATGCCAGTGGCATATCTTTCCAAGCGGGAAGATCACTACATCCTCGGTGAAATGGAGTTTGAAGTTCCGGCCCGCGATCAGTTCGGGCGCCCGCGCGTTATCCACGTATTTACAGGCGCACCCGGGCAACGTCGGGGTATCACTATCCTTGTCCCAGTCCTGAAGGTCGCAAAGCAGTTTGACCAGCTATCGGATGCTACGCTGATGGCGTCAATCATCCAGACCGTCTTTGCCGCAAGCATTGAGGCGGCAGGCCCAACCGAAGATGCGCTCAGGACGCTTCTGGGTCCCCGCGAACATGCAAACGCACTCGCGGCAGGCATGTCGCCGTTTGACGCTTGGTTTGAAGCGCAGGCAGGATGGTCGGAAGCGCATCCGATGGATCTCGGAATCAGCGGGCGTATTGCCCACATGTTCCCTGGTGAAAAGCTGAACTTTCATAGCCCGGAGCAGCCACAGGCATCCTACCGTGATTTTGCGCTGCATCTCCTGCGCGAAATGGCGCGATGCCTTGGTCTCACCTATGAAAGCGCCACCGGGGATTATGAGGGCGCGACCTATTCGTCGGTCCGCATGGCGGTCAACGAGATTTATGCGATCACGAAGGCCAGGCGAAAGTTCATCATCGCGCCATTCTTGCAGCCGATCTACGAGGCATGGCTGGAAGAACAGATTGAACGGGGGCTGATCCCGTTTCCTGGCGGGATTGCAGGCTTTCTTGCAAACCGCGCGGCGGCCTGCCGGGCAGGCTGGGCAGGATCTCCGAAGCCGGTTGCCGATGATATGAAGGCCGCCAAATCTGCTGAGATTTATCAGTCCATGGGCGTGATCTCGGATCAGATGATCGCGGACGATCTGGGCGTCGATATTGAGGACGTCTACGCGCAGCGCGCCCGCGAGGCAAAGCTGCGGGTGAAGTATGGCCTGCCTGAAAATAAGACGGTGGCCATGCTCGAAAATCAAGCGGCGGCAACACATACGCGCACGGAAAACCAACGGGGGAGCGAGGATGACGACGACGATACCGACACTCGCGACTGATCCCTGCGGGCGCGCGGAAAAGCTGCGGGAACTCCGGGATAGTCTTGTCACTGGCGGGCGGCGCGAGGAAGTCGAGTTCATCGCGGGGAACGGCACACGACGAAAGGTCAGATACAGCCGGGCGGACTTCGCCCGGCTTGATCGTGAAATTGCAGAGGCGGACGAGGCCTGCGCACGCCTGAATGGAAAGCGCGGGCGACGGTTCGTCATAGGGGGCAGGCCATGAGCAACAGATACCTTCCGATGCTCGCAGATCGGGTTCTAAACCGCCCGCTTCTGATTCACCCGGCCAAGGCAGAAACGATCATGTCTGTTCTCGAAGGGCGCATCACGCTCGGCGATATGGACGACGGTTCGAAGCCCGATGCATCCCGCTTCAAGGGGGGATACACAAAGCCCGACGGCAAGATGACGCGATTTACCCGCGTATCCGGCAACACAGCGCTGATTACGGTCGATGGCTCGCTCGTTAACCGCGGCGCCTGGGTCGGGGCAAGTTCCGGGATGACCTCTTACGAAGGAATCGCTGCCCAGATTGACGATGTCGCAGGCGACCGCTCGATTGCAAACGTTGTTTTCGACATCAACAGCTATGGGGGCGAGGCCACCGGCATGGCGGCTCTCGCGACCCGAATCCGCGCCCTGCGCAAGGCAAAGCACGTTGTTGCGGTCATCAACGATGTTGCCGCCTCTGCGGCCTACGGAATTGCCAGCTCGGCAGACGAGATTGTCATCAGTGAAACTTCGGTCGTCGGCTCCATAGGAGTCGTCATGCTTCACATTGACCGATCCCGCGAAATGGAGGCGAAGGGTCTTAAACCGACGCTGATCCACGCGGGGGCAAAAAAGGTTGATGGTCATCCCTTCGGCCCGCTTCCGGAAAACGTCCGGGCGGATATGGAGAAGGATGTGATGGCCTTCTACAGCCAGTTTCTACAGCTGGTCGAGGCAGGGCGCGGGTATACAAACCAGCGCCGCAAAAGCCGCCTGTCAGCAGAGCAGGCGCGCGCAACCGAGGCAGACACATTCATTGGCGAGGAATCCATAACGCTCGGCCTGGCCGACCGTTTGGGCTCTCTTGATGATGTGCTTGCCGACCTTTCCCGCCCTGCTCGGGCCGGGGCAACCAATCGCAGCAACTCAAGGAGAAATGCGAATATGGAACGTGAAAACCAGCCCGAAGCAAACGCGGGCATGCACACTGACACTGCCCTGCGGGCAGCCGTTCAGAAGGCGGAGAGTGACGGCAAGGCCGTAGGTATCACCGAAGGCAAGGCCGAGGGCCATGCCGAAGGGGTTACAGCGGAGCGAACGCGCATTGCGGCAATCATGGCGTCGGACGAAGCAAAGGCCCGCCCGAAAGCGGCGCTGGCCCTGGCTCTCGATGATGACAGCCCGAAGGCCGCGACGGCCATCAAGCTATTGGGCGGCTTGCCGGAGGAAAAAGCAGAGGCGAAGGCTGACGAAGGTCAGAAGACCCCGCCCCTGTCGCAGCGCGCAAGCGGCGCTGAAATCGGCGCAACATCAACGCCGGGGGCAGGCAGTGATGTCGATGCTTCGGCGGCAGCGTCGGCAGCGTTCAAGAAGGCTGCAGAACGGATCAACGCGCGCCGGATGTAATCCCGCGCAAGAACAGAAGGAAAAGAAGGCATGGATGTTTTCAACGAAGGGCGTCATCCCGGCGAAGGCTTGATGTCAGAAGCGCCCGGCGTCGGCGCTCGCTCGCGCGAGGTCGTCACCATCAAAAGCGGCGCGGGCGTCATCGCCCCCGGCACGGTTCTCGGTGAGATCACGAGCGACGGGAAGTTCATTCCCAGCCCGCATGCCGAAGTGACCGGCAGCGAAGGGGCCGAGGTTGCAACTGCAATTTCGCTCTATGGCTGTGATGCGACCAGTTCTGATCAGCAAATCACCGTTATCGCCCGCGCCGCGGTCTGGAACGGGAACACGCTGACCTATGACAGTTCGGTCGATAATGGTGCGAAGCGCACCACCAAGCAAGAGCAGCTCGCCGATCAGGGCATTATCATCCGCAACTAAGCGGGTGACACCCTCTCACAACCTGAAAACCTGACTGCACCGCGCACCCCGTAAAACGGGTGCGGCGGACGTGCGGGTTCATCGCAATTCAAGGAGAAAATCCGCGATGCTTGACATCTTCACCAACGACGCATTCAGCCTCGTCAGCTTGACGAATGCTTTGCGCGACGTTCGCCCCCGACCCTCCCGTCTCAATGATCTGGGTCTCTTTGGAACAGATTCGGCAAACACGACGAACATTTCGATCGAGCGGATCGGGGACATCTTGAAGCTGGTATCCCCCAGCCCTCGTGGCTCTGCGGGTGAAACCCGCGATATGCCAAAGCGGAACATCCGCGCGGTCGCCGTCCCACACTTCCAGCGTGATTGGGCGGTCTATGCAGATGAGGTCCAGAACGTTCGGGCGTTCGGCACCGAAAACAACCTGGAAACCGTCATCAACAAAGTGCTTTCGCGCATTGATGCGGAAACAGCCGATTTCGACATGACCACAGAATACTCGCGCCTTGGCGCAATTCAGGGCCGTGTCGCCTACAAGGACGGGAGCGAACTGGACCTATACACCTTGTTCGATGTGTCCGAGCCTTCAGAGGTTGACTTCGACCTCGACAACGGAAGTGCGGTCGATGGCGTATTGCGCCGGAAATGCACGGCGATCATTCGTTCAGTACGGCAGGTCTTGGGCGGCATCCCGTTCGTCTCGGTCCATGCCTTCTGTGGTGACAACTTCTTTGATGATCTGTTGCAGAACAAGGAAGTGCGCGAGACCTATAAAGGCTGGAATCAGGCACAAATTCTGCGCGACAGCTATGTTGGCCCAAATCGCAGCAACAACCCCATGTTTGAATTCGGCGGCATCGTTTTTGAAAATTACGGTGCCATCGACGCAACCGGCGACGGGGCGCTGATGGGCATTGGAACGGACAAGTGCCGCTTTGTCCCTCTCGGGGTCGAACAGCTTTTCCAAACCTACTATGCCCCGGCGGATTACGTAGAGACCGTCAACACCGAAGGCACCCGCCTTTATGCGAAGCAGTGGCCGATGAAGAATGGCAAGGGGATCGAGGGCGAGGTGCAGATGAACGAGCTTCACCTGTGCACCCGCCCGAATGCCCTCCTGCGCGCGCGCCGGACCTGATAAGGCCCAACGAAGGAAGTAGAAAATGCCCTCGCCTTTTGATGAAATGGACGCGGAGATACAGGCCGTTGTTGATGAAACATTCGGCGAGGGCATTCGCATTGAGCCCATGCTTTCGGGCAACTATTCGACCGGGCCTGATCCGTCCCGTCCCGTAAGGACAACACGCGCGACAATCTCGCGGGCGCCCTCAGTCGTCTCGATCAATTATCCGGCGACAAACAGGACATCCGCCGACGCCGCCATGGCCCCTGTTGAAGTGTGGCTTGACCGTGCTGCCTATGGCGCGCTCGGTTACACACTGCGGAAGGGGGACAACATCGTATTCACAGACGAGACGGGGGAGCCGCGCTTTAGTGTAGCGGCCGTCCACAACTCGGATCACTCGGATATCCGTGTCCCGCTCGTTTCAGTTCCCAAGGTGCAGCCAAATGAGCCTGATAGCCCTAGCGATTAGGATTGCCGCGACGCGCGCAGTTGAAGCTGCCTCCATACTGCCAGAGGGACGGGTCTTTGACAGCCAGTTTCTACCTGTTGACCAGATTGCAGAAGGTGCGCTTGAGCCGTTCATGATCATATCAACCGAGACGATTACAGCGAGTCCTTCGGGCCGCGACATCAACAACGGCGACCGCGAACTTGAGCTTATCATGGAACTTGGTCTGACGAAGGCAATCAAGGTGTCGGTCCCTGACGGGGAGGATCAGATTGAGCTTGCCATGGTCGAGACCGACGCGGGCTTAGAGGCGTCCCTCGCTATCCTTGAGCGCCAGGTGCTAAGCTGCCTGTTCGGACGCGGGGGTGGTGCTTGGGGTGATGTGTTCCGGTCCCTGACTTCACAGATTAAAGAAACAATATCCCGTCGGGGCGTATCTCATAAGGACGGCGCGCGCTTCTGTGCGAGACAGGCAGTCTTGAAAGTGTTGCCGATTGCCGAGCCCGCCTTCGCCGCAACGGTTGATCCACAAAGCCCGATGGCTGCATTTCTGGCGCAGGCCGAGGCGGACCCGGAAACGGAAAACCTGTCGCGCGCTATACGCGCCTCGATTGAAGGTAAGCCGCAAGACTGGCCAGCGATTTACACCGCCGCCGCCGTCTTGGGCGGATACACCGAGGATGAAGCCTCGGCGCTGGGCTTTGCACTGATCGAGCCGGATGACGATCCCGAACCGTTGACTGAGATCATCATCGAAGACGAGGGCGGGCAGACCTTTACAGTAAGTGAAGCCGAGACGGATGTGCAGCTTCCAGATGAGCCGGAGGACTGATGCGGGCAATCATCGAGTTAAACAACCGGCTTGCCGCGCTTGAGCGCCGCGTTGCCGGGGGCATGCGGCATGGTACCGTGGCTGAGGTGAATACCGCCGGGGGCTGGGTCCGTCTTGACCTTGGGCCGGATGGTGACGGCGAAGCGCTTCTCTCGCCGAAGATACCCTATGCACAGGTGGCAGGGGCATTGAAGGTCCATGCGCCGCCTAGCGTTGGCCAGCAGATGTCCGTCATGGCACCGACAGGGGATATGGCGCAGGGCGTGGCCGTCCCTATGACATGGAGTAATCAGAACGCGGCCCCGGCGAGTGGGTCGGATAACGCCCTGACCTTTGGGGAGGTCCGCGTGGACCTGAAAGAGGCCGAGCTAACCGTCACTATTGGCGGCGCAACCCTGACGATCACCCCGGATCAGATATTCGCGGCGCTGGGCGGATCAAGCGTAACGATCTCCGAAGCCGGCGTCTCGGTAGCAGGGCCACGCATTGATCTGAATTGAGGGGCGACACCATGCCAGCGGTAACAAGGCGAGGTGATAGCTGCACCGGGCACGGCTGTTGGCCGCCGCGCGGATCAACCGGCGGAAGCCCTACAGTCTTCGCAAACGGCATCCCCGTTCACCGTGTCGGCGACGGTTGGGCACCGCACACTTGCCCGGAGATCCCTGAAACCCATGCCAGCGTTCTGGGTGGCGGGTCATCGACGGTCTTTGCCGACGGGCAAGCGGTCGGTCGCATAGGTGATCCGGTCGCCTGCGGGTCAGCCGTAGCGACAGGGTCGGGAAACGTGTTCGCAGGGTAATCAGCCAGGCGAACGATCATCACCATGACAATGAGGTAAATCATGTCAAAGACACTTGAAGAAGTGCTGCGCAAGCGGCTGACAGACAGCCGGGCAATGACCGGGGTCCTCAACATCAACGCGGACCGGGTCTTTCTCGACTTCGGCCAAATTGGCGACATTGAGAAGGTCCGGTTCCGGATCACCGACGACGAGATCATCCTGCTTTACCCCCGCAACGACAATCCTGATCCGGACGGCGTGCTATATGGGACAGGAAGCAACAGCGCAGGACGGCCAACAGCCCCTATTGATGCAGTAGAGCGCGAAGGGCAGCTGTTCGCCGGAGAAAGCGGGCCCGAAATCAATCTACCTGACGGTTTGGTCGTTATCAGCGAAGCGGAACTTGAAGCTGTCATGGCCTTGGTTCCTACACCTGAAGGCGAAGCGGGGCCGGACCGACAAGGCGTCGTTGTTGGGGGGGCGGATGTCACGAATGACGGAACCACCGTAGCCTTCACTGAAAACGCAGGGGCATCCGGGTTTGAGCCTATCAATCCGGACGATCACCTTAAACCCGAGCTGATCGCTATTGCAGAGGCAACTCCCGGGATCGATTTCGATGCGAATGCCACGAAGCCAGTCATCGCCGATGCGATCAACGCGGCCCGCGCCAAGGCCGCCGAGGAGGCGAAAGCGCCTGCCCCGCAAGATTGACGATAGGAGGCCAGCATGCCGATTGACCCGTCGCTCGACATCAACGTGACGACCGGCGCAGATATTCGCGGCTGGCCTCACGTCCTGCAAAGCATTGAGCAGATTTTCACGACCAACTTTGGCGAGCGCGTCATGCGCGAGTGGTTCGGATCTGCGGTTCCACGCTTCTTGGGCGAGAACCTGAATACGCAAACTGTCGTCCCCTTCTTTGCGGCCATATCGGCGGCGATGGAGCAATGGGAGCCGCGTTTCGCAATCACCCAGATCATCCCGGAGAGCGTCAGCCGGGCCGGTCTCCTGCAAATCACAATTGAGGGCGAGTATCGCCCCCGCGCGCTTCTGGGCGATTTTGCCGCCGAGGGCGCGCGACGTGTCATCATTGCCGGAGGCCCCGGTAACTGGGAGGTAAGACCGAATGAAAATTGATCTTTCGACCCTGCCCCCGCCGGCGTTGATCGAGACGCTTTCTTTTGAGGGCATTCTCGCGGAAATGAAGGCCGACCTGATCGAACGATTCCCGGAGATTGAGCCGACCTTGCAGATTGAAAGCACAGTCGTCGCAAAAGTCTTGCAGGTCGCCGCCTATCGGGAAATTATGATCCGGGGCCGTATTAATGATGCAGCCCTCTCGCTCCTGCTTGCCCGTGCAGGCGGAACTGACCTCGACAATCTCGCCGCCAACTTCGGCGTTAAGCGCCTTGTTGTTACCCCTGCCACCGAAGCCGATCCGGCAGTCATGGAATCGGATGATCGCCTTCGCCGCCGTGTCCTTCTTGCGATTGAGGCTTATTCGGTAGCGGGACCGGCAGGAGCCTACGAATATCACGCACTTACGGCCGCGCCGGAAATACGGGATGTGAAAGCAATCCGGAGCGCGCCGGGCCACGTCGTTGTCACCCTGATGGCATCATTTGAAGAGCCGGAGCCTACGACAGAACAGCGCCAGCGCGTTATGCTCGCGCTTTCCGAAAAGACAGTCCG